CCCGATCGGCGGCTGCGGCGCGACCTCGAATACGTCGGTGTAGGAGCTGTTCGGGGATGTGACAACCCAGTCCAGCGTGTGGCGCCCGGCCTGCGTGATCGTGTAGGTCGCGAGGTAGCTGCCGGTGACGGCGGGCGGGTTCGTGACAGCGGGGCTCGCAGTCGTGCCGTCGGGCAGCGTGATCGTCAGCGTGACGCTCGTCGCGTTAACCGGCACTCCGGCGCTGTTGAGCAGCGGCGGCAGGACGGCCGTGTAAACGTCGCCGACTTCGATCACAGCGGCCTGCTACTCCGCGGTCTTGGCTGTGCGAGTGCGCGGCGTACCGGACGGACCGCTGGCAGAGAGCGCCACGGCGGGCCGCTCGGCGGGCGCCGTCCACTCGTAGTCGACCGTGAACGGCTCGAACAGGTGCTCGCGGCCGTCCAGCAGCGGGTGGCCCTCGCGGACCGTCGTGCGCGACTGGATTACCATCTGCACGCCGCCGACGTCGGCCAGGAATGGCTCTCGCGCCTGGTAGATCTTGTTGCCTGCCATCAGGTCTCCTCAGTCTTCCCGGCCTTGATCCAGCCGTGCCTGGAGTACATCTCGCTACCCGGCGGGTAGTGCGGGTGACGGACCGTCTCCACCTGGTATCCCGCCTGCTCTAGCAGCTCGGTGCAGCCGCGGTGCAGCGGCTCATCGTGGAACTCGATCAGCCATGACGTGCGGCCCAGCTCCAGCAGCCCCACCGCGCCTCGCAGGACCTGCAGCTCATGGCCTTCGGTGTCGACCTTCACGAAGTCCGGCAGGCCGTACGACTCCGCGAGCGTGTCGGCCGTCATGCACTCCACCTGGCGAGTGCCTAGCTCGGGGCCCCACGGCAGCGTCCCGTCGAGGCGCCGACCGAGGGAGTAATCGTCGTAGGGCATCTGCGCGGCGACGAGCTGGCCGCTCTGGATCGGCATCGCGCGCACCGACGTGACGAGGATGCCGTCATGGTCGGCCACTGCCAGCTGCCGCAGCGTAACCTGCGGGTCGTCGCCGTAGGCGTCGCGCAGCAGAGCGAAGGACTCGTCGGCCGGCTCGAACGAGATGACGTGGCGAAACAGCCGCTTCATGCGCCCGGCAGATTCTCCGCTGTTAGCTCCGACGTCCCAGCCGACGTCGCCGGCGAAACCCGACCACAGCCTGTCCTGTACCTCGAACGGGTCCGAGGGAGCCCCAGACGTCACCGCTCCCCCAGCTCCTCTAGGACCGGCTTCCAGTAGTCGGTCAGTACGGTGTCGGCGTCATACCGGAGCGCGTGCTCTCGCGCGGCCTTCCTCTTGCTCCCGAGCACTCCGCGCCGCCACAGTTCGTAGGCATTCTCGTAGGCGCGATGGATGGCGTCGACCGGCGGCATCCGCCAGTAGGCGTTATGGATGACCGACCAATACGGCGCTCCCTGGACCTTCCAGCCGCAGCCGACCTCGGACATGGCCGAGAAGTCGGTGACGACGGTCGGCACGCCGCATGCCTGCGCCTCGGCGATGGGCAGGCCGAAGCCCTCAGCCAGAGAGCAGGCCGACAGCAGGTCCATCAGCCCGTACGTCCCGGCGAGCATGGCCTGGTCGACCAGGCCCGCGCGGTACATGTACTGGTCGCTGAACTGGACGGCTTCGCGGATGCCCATGTCGTGGACCATGTTGCCGAGGTTCAGGCCGATCTTGCCGCCATGCTTGCCCGTGTGCGCGAGCAGTACCGTGTCGGGGTGGCGCCGGTGCAGCTTCGCGAACGCGGCCAGCTGCTCCGGCCACGCCTTGCGGTTCAGGTTTCCGATGTTCGTGGCGTTGATGCCGATCACGAACTTGCCGTCGAGTCCGGCCGCTGCCTTGAGCGCCCGCTTATCCGGCGGCGGCCGGAAGACCGAACAGTCGATGCCGTGCGGCACGTACAGCGGCTTGTGCCCCTGGCGCCTGAGCTGATTTTCGCCGAACCGCGACATCGCTACCGGCTGTACCGCCGACTGGCGCAGCCGCAGCTCGTCGGACAGGGAGATGTGGCGGCTGATCAGGCCGCCGCCGTCGTCGCAGTCGATGGGCATCCAGCTCGCCACCTTGCCCGCCAGTTCGTCGGCCCACGGCTCGGGGTCGAGGGCGTACACGTCGAGGAGGGTGATCACCAGGTCGGCGCCGAAGTGCCTGGCGTGGTGCGCAAGCACGTCGGCGCCGTAGGGATCGTTGCCCGGCGCGTAGACCCTGTGCCCCTGCCACTCCTGCGGCGAGCCAGTCAGGCCGGAGAATGCCGAGATCGCCACCTCGTACCCGAGGGAGGCGAGTCTCGGCACCCACACAGCGGTCTGCTGGCCGTACCCGGTGCCCCACCACGGAGCGACCGAGTGCCACAGGATCTTACGGATCGTCACGCCGCGATTCTACAGTGCGTAGAGCGCGGCGGACGGCTAGCGGACCTGGAGGTACCGGAAAGCGTTCGGCACCAGGACGATGGAGTTGTTGCGCCACATCGCGAAGATGCCCCGCTGCCCGGTCGGCATGCCGGTGCCGGCTCCCGCGACTGCCTGGTTGAACAGGTGCGGGACCAGTTCCACGGACATCCCGATGCGATCCACGATCAGGAACTGCTTGAAGTCGCCCAGGACGGCAGGCTGGTTGCCCGACGTGGTCGCCGAGGTTGCCATGTTGGAGTTCTCGTTGGCCGGGTAGCCCAGGAACTCGGCCGGGGTGCCGGCCGACGGGCGCACCCACGGGTCGCCGGCCGCGGATGCGACCTGCGTCCACAGCTGCCGGAGGGCGTTGTAGCCGCCCTTGCTGGCCAGCCAGTTCGACTGTGCGCGGAAACGCGGGGCCATCTGCGTCTCGACGTTGTACACGTCGGCGATGGCAGTGACGGCCGTCGTCGCGGTGAGCACCTGCTGCGGCGCCCCGGCGATGCCGGTCATGATGCCCTGCGGGTTCGGCGCGGTGCCGTTGCCGGTGAGGAACGAGCCCGCTTCCTCGATGTCCTTCGCGTCCGCGAGCATCATGCTGATCTCGGCCAGCAGGCCGTTCCAGTCCTGCTCGACTTCCACGGAGAACGGCACGAACGCCTGGACGCGGTTCGCGGCCACGCCAGGCTGGCTCATCCCGAACGGGCTGGCGGTCGCGTCGGTGACCGTAGCCGCCTCCGTGCCGCGGGTGACCACGATGCCGGTCGACGTGACGCCCAGCCATTCACGTCCGACGATCTGCTCGACACGGGAGACCTGCCGCAGCGCGTTGATCGCGCCGTTGGAGGTCAGCGTGACCGTCGGGTCGACCTGGTACGGGACCGGGTACGATCCTGGGCCGAACGACGCCGGGGTGCCGATGGTCAGGGCGCGCTGGAGAGCCAGCTGCTCCTCGCTGTTCAGCGATTCGATGCCCTTGGCCAGGATCTTGCCGAACGCCCGGCGGTAGGCGTCGCTGCCGGTCGACAGGATGCGCTGGGCGACGAACCCGGTCGGGTCGTCGGACAGGTTCAGCAGGCCCTCGACGCGGCCCTGGATGTCCTCGCGGTTCCGGGCCCGCTCGCCGGGGAACCGGCCGAACTCCAGCACCCGCATCGCCCGGTCGCGGTAGATCTGCGGCAGGTCGTCGACGGTGCGGGCGTACGTCCGCGCCGAGGCCATGTCCCAGATGTCCTTGTCGAGCTGGCGGGACGACGGGACCAGCGTCCCGCCGAAGGCAGTGCGCTGCGGCGGCTGGTGGCCGTTGTCGTCAGCGGACTGCTGAGCGTAGCCGGAGTCCGGGTCGTAGCCGGGAACTCCGCTGCCCTGGCGGGACGCCATAGCCATGAGGTACTGCGTCCGGGCGGTCTGCGCCCTGATCGCCTCCTCGTGCATCCCGTTCTCGGCTGCCAGCGAGTCCCACTCGGACTGACGGTCGGCGGGGAGAGCGGCGCCAGCGAACTCGGCGTTCAGCTCCTCCTGACGGCGGCGGATCTCGGACTGCCGAGCCGCGCGCTCCTCCACAGACATAGTCTGCTCGGGCATTGTGCTTCCTCCTTCATGCGTGGTGCGGTCGTTGCCTGACGACCGCACCTGCGGCCCGGCGGCACTGCGGGACGCAGTGCCTTGAGACTCCGGCTGACGGCCGGAGCTGCTTGTGGACTTCGCCTTGCCGGCGTCATCGTCTTCGGTCTGGTGGCCGAACTTGTGCATGGCCGCCTCGATCTTGTCCTTGACCTTCTTCAGGTCATCGGCGCTGTACTTGCCCGCGTTGTCGGCCTGGTTGATGTAGCCCCAAGCCGCAGTGGCGTGCGCGTCGGTGTCGATCGGGTAGCGCTTCTGCTTGTCGGACTGGTAGCCAGGGTCGGCGTACTCGACGTTGCCGTACGGCTTGCTGCCGTCCCCCGGCGCGTCGCCGCCACGCTCGGCGCGAAGGCCGGTGGCGAGCCGGACCGCCACTGCCGGGTCCAGTCGCTCAGCCTGCTCGACAGTCAGGTCGTAGGCTGCGGCGACGATCGCCAGCTTTGCCCGGCCGCTAACGCTGACGCGGTGCGCGTGGTCGTGGTCGGCATCGTCGTAGTGCGTGTGCTCGTGATCGTGCTTGCCGTCACCATTGACGTCCGGCCCGCTGTGCGAGTTGTGCTGATGACTATGGCGGCCGATAGCTCGCCCGTGGCCTTCCTCTCCGGCCGGCACCGCGGGGGCGCTGTCGTTGTCGCCGTCAATGTCGGACATCATTGCCCGCTCCGTTCCCGCAGGCTCGCGCCCGCTGCTCGAAGTTGCGCCAGCGGTGACGGCGTCGTATGCCGAGTTGGCCAACATCCGGCCGCACTGGTCGCAGTACCGGGCGTCGGGCATGTTCCAGGCGCCGCAGTTCGCGCAGTGGACGGTAGCGCCTGGCTCATGGTCCGCGTCCGGCCCGCCAGGCCCGCCGAGAAGCGGCATCTCGTTCGGCTGACCCCAGCCGGGCAGGGCCGCGCCGCACTGGTCGCAGAACTCGGCGTGGTCGTCGTTGTACTTCAGGCATGACGGGCACTGGACGTCTTCGCCGTCCTGCCGGGTGTACTCGGCCGGCCCGCCATGCGACGACTCGGCGCGGACTCCGACCACTTCGGCCTCGGGATAGGCCGGCATCGGCGTCAGGCCGTACTCGATGGGCAGGATCTCGTGGCGCGTGACCTGCGGCAGCCTGCCGGTGGCGGGGTCGCGCCGGTAGCCGCCTGGCGGCTTCGGCGGCGTCGTGCGCAGGAAGATGCCGGTGAACGACAGGCCGCCCAGGGCCCGCTTGCCGGTGGCCGGGTCGACATTCCGGACCGCGGCCAGCAGGCGGTCGCCGTCGGGGCCTTCGTTGACCAGCGTCTCGGTGTACCAGCCGCGGTGATCCTCGCGCGACACTACCGGCGTGCCGTACGGGACCGAGTTCTCCGCTGACGGACTGCCGTCCAGGTTCCTGCCGTGATGGTAGACGGAGAAGATCCGGTCGCCGCGCTGGGCGAGGCCGGCAGCGAAGGCGCCCGGAGCGATCCGCTCCTCGTAGTCGCCGTCCTGGTCGTGGATCGGCGTCCAGCGGTTGAACACGGCCGCATAGGCGCAGATGGTGCGGCCCGACACGGAGGTGCCGTCATCGAGCGGCATTACCCGCGAGTGCAGCTCGTCCGTCATAGCGATGGCGCCTTCCCGTTTCCGTTGGCGCTGCTGGCGCCGCCTGCTGGCTGGTACTCGTCGAACTCGAGCGGAGGCTTCGGAGGCTTCCCTTGAGTCGGAAGCGTCCCCTCGGACGGAGGTGACAGTTGAACACTGGTGAGGCCAGTGTGTTCAAGCTGCGTCCAGTCGCCGCCGCCGGCGACAGCCTTGACGACACTGTCCGGGTCGAAGCCCTGCATGATCAGCTGGCTGATCATCTGCGATTCCTGCATCCTGATCGCCGCGACGTCCTGCGCGTCATCGCGGGTGACCGGCACGTTGCGGTCCAGGTACAGGTTTGCGCCGGGCGGCGGCGAGACGATCGCCTCCATCGAGCTGGCCGCGTTCGTCCACAGGTGCTCCAGCGTGCCGTCGGTGAACCTGCGCCGGGCGCTGGTGAAGTTGCCCGCGTTCAGCGAACTGCCCTGCAGCCCTTCGGCGAACCCCACCCAGGACGGGGGAACTCCGGCCGCGGACGCCAGCCGTGACTCGGCGCGGCCCTGCATGACGGAGTAGTCCATCTGCTGGAAGTTCAGCCCGACCGTTACCGGGTCCGCCCCGCCGCCGAGGTACAGCGTCTTCCAGGCGTTGAACGCGCCGGCGTGATCCTCCTCCAGCAGGTCCCTGAACTGGCGCACCTTGTCGATGTCGATCGTGGGGTCGAACTTGATCGCCAGGTTCGGGGTGGCTGCGTTCTCGAAGAACCGCAGCTTGTGCTCGGTGGCGAGCGTGTCACCCTGGAGTTCCCGGATGACCGGCGTCAGCCAGCTCATGCCGAGGAAGTGGTAATACGGGTCGGGCAGCGGCGCGTAGTGGCAGACCTGCTCGGGGAAGTACAGCTTCTGCTCGCCGGACGGCGGCGTGTACAGGTACGCGGCGACCTCAACGTCAGGTGCGTCCTGCGGGTGCTCGGAGTCCGTCTCCGAGCCCAGGATGATCGTGACGAACTCCGGGCGCAGCCGCGACAGCTTGCCCGGACGGACCTTGAACGTGTAGCTGTTCCCGGCCAGCGATGCGTCGACCTCCATGCGGGCCAGCAGGTCGGCGGTCGTGCTGCTCGGGCCCCACGGCCGCTCCAGCACCTTCAGGTCCGGCGTCCCGAACAGCGGGCCCGGCTTGGAGCCGTTGAACCTCGTCCACTGGAAGCGGGGCTGCGCGAACGCCTGCACTCGGGCGAACACCAGCGAGGCCACCGGGCCGCTGGCCTTGTACGCGCCAACGCCCGACATGGCGACGCGCTCGCGGTCGATCGAGCCGAGCGTCGTCTGGATGATCGGGTAGGCGAGGCCGGCGAAGTTGAAGAAGTTCGAGTACTCGTTGAACGTCAGCGGCGAGTTGAACAGCGACCGGCTGGCGCGCGAGTCCGCGAACGCCGCGTTAGCGCGGTCGAGCGCCGACGGCCGGGAGCCAGCCGGCGCGTCCCGCACCAGCGCCCGGCTGTGCCGGAACGCCCGCTCAACCTCACCAAGTGCGCTCAACGGCTATCCGCCCTGGCGGGCAGCGCGGCGCTTAGCCCCGTCAGCCGCCTGCGCCTCGCGCCAGCCCTGGCGCACCGCGCAGAACGTCCACGCGCCGGCCAGCCATGCGAACGCGAACACCCGGTACGTCACCCGGCCGAGCCCGATGAGCCCGAACGCGATCAGCGCGAGCAGAGTTGGCCAGAACCGGATCTGCCGCGCCTGATCGGTGATCGACGTCGTGTCGACTAGCGTCGTCACTTGCGTCCCTCCTGCACCACTGGAATCGGGGCGCACGGCCAGATCTTCACGTTCTCCGGACGGATCAGGCCCTTGTTCTTCCCCGGCCGCCCGCCGCTGACTGGCACCGGCAGCCCGCCGGCGCCCCACGACTGCGGAGGTGCCGGCACGCTCGCGGGCGTGCCTTCAGCCAGTGCCATAGCTCCTCCTACTTGCCCTTGCCGCCGTTGCCGCCCTTGCCGCCCTTGCCGCCCTTGCCGCCATCCCTGCGGTCGCCGCCCTGCCGCGTGCCGCCCTTGGCGTGGCCCGACCGGCCGGTACCGGACTTGCTCGCCTGCGGCTTGGAGCCGCCCTTGCCGCCGCCGCCCTTGCCGCCGCCGCCCTTGCCGCCGTCGTCGCCGAACAGTCCCATCTGCCCCTCCTATCGGCCCACGAGTACGAACGGTCCCGGCGGCGGCTTCTTGCGGCCGTAGGTCACCAGGCCGTGCAGTGCCAGCGTTACCACCTCGACCGGCGTGATGTCCGCCGGCGAGTCCTTCTCTGACCAGATCCACGCGCCGGACGACTCATGCGTGCGGACTCCCTCGACAGCGTCGTCGAGCGGCGGCTGGCCGATGTGACGGAGCTGATCATTGATGACCGAGTCGGCGTACGCGCCGCATGCCTGGGCGTAATCCCGCGACGTCATCAGGTGCAGTTGCGTCTGACCGTCCTTCAGTCGCTTCGCGCCCGGCTCGGGCTTCGTTGCGAACCGCGGGTCCTTCCCTGGCGCCGGCGGCGTCGTCATCTGCTTCTCGAACGCGCCTGCCGGGCTGGCCGGGTTGATGACCACCGCGCAGGGCTTCCACGTCTCCACCAGTTCCAGCAGCCGCGCCAGCGTCCAGCCGGTGCCCGGACGGTGCTCGATAACCTCGACATGCGCCTTGCCGTCCGGCCGCCATCCGGCGATGCCGATCGCCGACAGGGAACGGTCCTTCGGGATGGACACAGCCAGTACGACCGGGTCGGCAGCCTTGGAACTCGAGTCCAGAGCGCGGCCCCATGCGGCCGTGGTGATAGGCGACACGCCCGAGGCCGGATCGTCCCACCAGCCCATGCGCTCCCGGCCGAACTCGGCAGGCGGCATCGTCCTTCGCTCCCCCTGGATCGCCCGGAGCCGCAGCCTCGGCGGCCCGGTCTCCTGGCCGACCCGCTCGCCGTCGCTGACGATCCCGTACGTCCGCTGCGTGATGGCCAGGTTGGCCTGCTGCAGGTACTCGGGCTTGTCGCAGCCGCAGCCGACCGATGTCCTGGCGTGCGTGCAGGCGGTGCCGGCGTCGCATGCCAGCTCTGGAGGCGGAGCGCACCACTCGTAGTACGCCAGCGCCGGGTCGTCGCCCGCCCGGCCACGGTCCCTGATGTCCCGCAGGACCGAGCTGTCCGACATGCCCGCCGACGACAGGTACACCATCTGCCCGTCCGGCCGCGCCGACATGATCGGCACCAGGGCGCCCATGTGCTGAGCCTGGAGCGCGTAGCCCTCGTCGAACACGATCTTGTCGCCGCCGAAGCCGCGGGCGCCGCCCTTGGTCCGTGTCCTGAACTCAACCCGGCAGCCCGACTTCAGCTCGATCGCCTCGTCGCCGTTACCGTGGCTGATCGCCCGAAGCTCCCGCGACAGCGACGGAGCGCTCGTGACGAGCTGCTCCATGTGGAGGAACGCCTTCTCCGACGTCGGGAACTCGTGGGCCGTCCAGATGACCAGCGGTACCTCGATGACGTACAGCCAGCCGAGCACGGCCATCTCCGCGGCGGCCGTCTTCACGTTCTGCCGCGGCGCGATGACCGCCGTCTCGAACGCGGCCGACGTGCCGTCCGGCGCGAGCGCGAACAGCGCGTCGAGGATCATCTGCTGCTCGTCGTCAGGCGGGAAGTCGGCCTTCGCGCACGTCTCCGCGACCAGCAGGCTGTCTACCGACTTGCGGGCGTCCGGCGGCTCCCACCGCCAGGTCGGCTCGACGTAGCTCGGCGGCACGGCCGGCAGCCCGTCATACAGCGCGGCCACGCGACAGCTGCTTCTTCCGCTCTCGCCTGCTCCGCAGCTCGTCCATGTCCGTCTGCGGCTGCGGCCTGCCGACGACCTCGCGGTCCAGGCCGAGGAGCCGGGACCGCCGCTGCGCGATCCGCAGCAGCCGGTCGTTCGCGGCAAGAATCATGGCGTCGTCGCCGTTGTTCACCGCCCGCACGATGACCTGCTCGATGGACAGCGACTGCGACTCCAGCCGCTCCATCTCCAGCGCGATGAACCGCGTCGACTCACGGTCCAGCAGCTCCTGGCGGTCGTCCAGCGCCCGCAGCACATCCATCGCGGCGGCCCGTGCGCTCGGCAGTTGCAGCGTCTTCGCGATGGCCTCATACGACAGGCCCTGGGAGCGCAGCCTCAGCGCACGGTAACGGCGCTCGGCGACCTTCGCTTGCTGCTCTTTCGACGCTGGCACGGTCACGATTGTAGAGCGCTTCTCTACGCGATGTAGAACGCGACCACGCGAGAACAGCCGGGCGTTCCGCTGGACGCCCGCTGCCAGCGGGATCTCATCGCCACTCGCCCGCCGCTCGCCACGGCGTTTTTCAGCGGGGGGAGACGCCGTGCCGATGGTGTGGTCTT